CAGGCAATACAGCATCTGAAGAAAAGGCAGAAAAGCCAATCAAAAAACGCAGGAAACGAAAGGAGACCGCAAAATCGAAATCTCCAGAAACTGCTGATTGATGATTCAGTTAATAACAATAACCGCGCCGACAACGGAGCCAATAACTACTGCGGAGGCAAAGGATCATCTGCGTGTCACGTTTTCAGACGACGACACATACATTGATGCTCTAATCGCCACCGCAAGGCAGATCGTTGAGGCGAGATCGGGAATGCGGTTATTCAGCCAAACGGTTGAGCTACGCGCTGATTTTTGGTCTGAAATAGGGTTGTCTGATCCGCGTCGATCTGATCTGGTATCACTTCGAGTCGCCCCTGTTCAGTCGGTCAGTTCGGTTAAATATTATGATGATGATGATGTTGACACGACAATGACATCAAGCCTCTACTGGACTGATTTGAGTTCGGTGCCATGTCGGATTCAGGTAAAAAACGAATGGCCCAGCATCAACGACAGGGCTGGTAACATTCGAATCACGATGATTGCTGGATGGGCTACAACCGGAGCAATTCCCGAGATATTTAAGTCGGCAATAAAATTGCTGGTCGGGCATTATTATGAAAACAGAGAGGAGGTGACTGATTTAAAATTGATGTCTATTCCAGAGGGCATCGACAGGCTTATATTCAACAACCCTGAATTCCATCACTATTCAACGGGGTCGATGTAATGGCGAAGATCCGTTTTAATATCACGACTAATTTCAAAGGCACCGAATATCGGCGCGGCGATGAAATGAATATGACAGAATCTGAGATTAAACTATTCGCTGGCACAGGCTCAAGCGGAATGCCCCACATAGTCAGGACTACGAAGGGAGGCAAGAATGGCTCGAAAGATGCTAAAAGCGGGTCAGCTTCGCAATAAAGTCACTGTTCAAGTCAACACAGATAGCCGCGATGCTTTCGGTGGCATTGTAAATTCTTGGGCTACCAGATTTATCTCATTCGCGTCCATCGACCCAACGTCAGGTACTGAGCGTCTCGGCAGCGACAAAATAACCGCTGACCGCTCGTATGAAATTGTAATGCGAGCAAATCCTTCGTTGTCAGTATCACCGCAACACAGAATCAGCTGGGACTCCCGATTGTTTGATATTGAATCCGTTTCTAATTTTGAAGAAAGGGGTCATTTTCTGAAGATCGTGGCAACAGAGCGTGAAGTCTGATGGTTAATATGAAGATAGAAGGCGGCAAGCATTTAGTTAAACAACTGAAAAAGTTGGACGCTGATTTAGAAAAATCAATCGGTGACAAAGCGGTTGCTGCTGGCGGGAGAGTTTATGCAAAAAATGTTCGGAAGGGCATTCCTTTGTCGAATGACGGGAACGACATACGCTTAAAGAAATCAGTTAAGGTTAAAAAAGCGAAGCGATCTAAGGCTCGGGGAATCATTCAATATTCTGTGGGCATAGTTGGCGAGGCTAGAAGATATGCCCATGTTTTTGAGTTTGGGTCTAAATACGTTACAGGAACTAGGCACTTCACTAAAACACTTGATACTTCAAAACAAGAAATTCTTGATACAATGCTAAAAAAGCTCCGAGATGAACTCAAAAAGTGGGGCTTGTCGTAATGGCTGAAGCGGAGACAGCGATAAAAAGTCTGCTGGAAACTCAAGTGGCCAATCTTGCAACGGCAACCTCGATATGGGCGATACTTGCCCCTTCTGATGCTGCTAAACCATACCTGAGTTATGAGGTTTTGACTGAGCAACCCGTGAACGTGATGGGTCAGGAAACGGCACCAACTGAAGTTCTGTTCCAAGTAAATATATTCACAGACACGTTTCTGGAGACTGTAAACGTCACGAATGATGTCAGAACAGCACTGAATAGATATTCTGGAACTACTGGCTCGGTTGTCGTTCAGGATATATTTTATGAGAACAGAAACGATAATTTTGATGAATCGGATAATGACTATCAGCGCACATTAGATTTTAGAATGTGGTTCGAGGAATAATATGGGTACTCAAGTTATAAAAAATAAACCTTCTTGGTTGGGTGATTTAAACATCGGAGACTATGCCCACGCGCTTGCGATGGATTACGGGGCTGATGCTGTAGATAACACAGTGCTGACTGACACGACCCACAGCAATGCTGGAGGGCTGTTGACGTTCGGGTTTAGCTGCGATGCTTATGCTGATTTTACGAACGCTGATAGCGCAGTGTTTGCTGATGTTGCTCAAGCTATTCCTCTCACATTTGCGACATCGAGCGGCGCTGATGACGAAGTTGCATATCTTATTAATGCTCGTCAAATATCAACAACTCCTATTTCTGGAGCAGTCGGGGAAATGGCGGGAATGAATATATCAGGAGGGGCAGCAGGTGGGCTGACCAGAGGTATTATTGAGTTTAACGCTAGCTCAACCAGTTCCAGCACCACCACAGGATCACAGTTGGGTGCCGTATCAGCATCTCAAAGTATTGTAGCCAACCTTCATGTAACTGCTGTGGTAGGCTCAACACTTGATGTAATCGTCCAGAGCGACGACAATAGCGGTTTTACAAGCCCGACAAACAGAATTACATTTTCTCAGGCAACGGGAATCACATCTCAGCACCTGAGTTTGGCGGGAGCAATAACGGATGATTACTGGCGGTTGAGTTATACAATTGCTGGGGGTTCATTCACATTCGCGGTTGCCATAGGCATCGCATAACGGAGGTCATTTAGATGGCAACTTCAGTTTTAACGGACGCATCAGTAACTATAAACAGTGTTGATTTATCTGACCACGTGACATCAGTATCAATCACTTATGAGGCAGATGCAGTTGAAGATACAAACATGGGCGACACTACGCACACGCAACTCGGTGGGCTATTAAATTACAGTGTTGATGTAGAATTTTCGCAAGACTATGCAGCAAGCAAAGTTGACGCTACATTGTTTAGCTTGGTGGGTTCAACAACAACAGTTGTTTTAAAGCCAACTTCATCGGCTGTGAGTGCAACTAATCCGTCTTTTACAGGGACCATGCTTCTGACTAGCTATCCTCCGATCAGCGGCGCGGTTGGTGAATTGGCGACAGCGTCGGCGAGCTTTGTCTCAGCGGGGGCTCTTGCTAGAGCAACATCGTGATGGAAGAGTTAAGCCTCGACGATCTAAAAAACTATACGGTTGAAGTTCATCCCGTAGAATTTTTAGGTAAGCAGGGATACATTCGATCACTGACGTTAGCTGGTCAGGAAACGATCAGCAAGCGTTACGCTGGCAAAGAAAATGACGAGGCCAATCTTTCAGACATAGTGTTTATGGTGACGTTGCTGCTTTGCGATTCAAAGGGTAATTTGATTTTTGAAACACCCGATCAGGGGGCAGAAATACTTGCTCGGCTACCGTCAGTTGATTTGATGGCTTTGATTGACGTTGCAAATAAGATCAATGGCGTTGACGTTGAACACGAAAAAAAACTCTCAGCCGTGACCTAGCGTGTATGCTCAGAATTCGTTTAGCCAAAGAATTTGGTATGACACCTACTGAGGCTGGTAAAAGATTCACGGCGAAAGAAGTAGGTCAGATTTTGGCTTATGAAATGCTTGAACGAGAAAACGCAGAGCAACAGATGCGCGATAATGAGCTTAGAAACAAGGCATCGCAGCAACGCAGCTCCGCAACGGGGTAATTAAATGGCTGTCATAGGCTCGCTGGTTGCAAACCTTGGGATGAATACCGCTCGTTTTGATGCGGGAATTCAAAAAGCTCAGGGAAGCATGAACAGGTTTTCACGCAAAGCGTCACGCTCATTCAATCGAATGAACAAATCAATGGGGATGCTCGGTGGCAGAATAGCTGCGGTTGGTGCTGTAGGATTTGGAGCATTGGTCAAAAACTCACTTGATACTGCTGACGCTATGCAGAAGTTGAGCATAAAAACTGGAGCGTCCGTTGGCGCTTTGTCTCAGCTAAAATTTGCTGGCGAGCAATCAGGCGTTGAATTCAAAACGCTGACAAAATCAATGGAGAAAATGACAAACGCTGTTGCTGAAGCAAAAGCGGGAGTTAGCACCTACGCAATAGCTTTCGACGCTCTCGGTGTAAATGTCGAAGGGCTGGCAAAGTTGAAACCTGAACAGCAGGTTGAAGTACTGGCAGACGCTTTTCAGCAGGTCACCGATCAGACTGACAAAACCGCGCTGGCTATGGATCTATTCGGTGCGCGTGGGACACAGATGCTCCAGATGTTTAAAGATGGTTCTGGCGGCATCAGGGAGCTAAGGACAGAGGCTCATAATCTTGGGATAACATTGTCACAAGAGGCCGCAAACGGCGCTGCTGATGCGAACGATGCTATCAACAGGGCTAAATCCGCAATGAATGCAATGGCGCTAGAGTCTACAGTTAATCTTGCCCCTGCCATTGAATCAATCGCTAATTCTCTATCCGAAATTTTGCCACAAGCGGCAGACAGCGCGGCACAAGCATTTTTCTCTCTGAGAGAACACGCTCTTGGGGTTTTGTCTTTCATTATTAATCGTTACGCAACATTCAAGCATATGGTTGCTGATGTATTAAAAAGTACGGGAATTGATAAGCTCGTTGAAATGGGCGAAGAGGAACAAAAAGGCGCTTTATTTTTGGCGAACCTATCAAACGCTTTGCTGGATTCCTCGAACAACGCGAAGATTGCAGGACAAAATTTAAAAGTTGTTAAACATACAGTTCAAGAAATTAGCGCGGATATTCCCGAGCTGGTCGGTAGGTATAAGGGACTCAGCGGAGCGACAGAAGATTACAAGGAAAAAACAAAAGAGCTTGGCAAGGTAATCAAGGTGGATATTTTTGATCAATCAAAAAATCTATTTGAACAGATGCGTGATCAATGGAAATCTAATCTGGCGGGGATGCTTAACGATTGGATATCTGCTGGAATTGGGAAGTTATTTAAAAACATGTTTGGCGGCAAATTTGGAAAATCAGGCGGGTTTTTCTCCACGCTGTTCGGGTTCGCCAGAGGGGGGTCGTTCGAGGTCGGTGGCGGTGGTGGCACTGATTCAAATTTAGTGGCGTTTAAGGCGACCAAAGGAGAAACAGTTAGTGTCAATCGCAGAGGCGAGAACGGCGGTGGTGGTGGCAGTGTTGTGTTTCAAAACAGTTACGACTTTAGTGGCAGCACATTAAGTGAAGCGCAAGTGGCGGCGATGATCGAGCAGAGCAACGGCGTAATGCAACGTCAGATTCAAAACAAAATGATTAGAGGTCGATTCTAATGCCATCAGTTGCAGTATTTCCCGCAATAATTCCTTCAGCTTCAGAGATGGGAATTGTCTCAAACACGAAGCAATTCATTTCGCCGTTAACAGGATACACTCAAACAACTAGCAGAAAAGGCGGCAGATGGTTTCTTAGGCTGTCTTTCTTGAATTTAAAGGATGACGAAAGAGGCGTTCTGAAGGGTCTGCTGGGCTTTATGGACGGGCAAGTTAACCGTATTCAGGTGGGCGATCATAGCTATACAGGCGCTCGTGGGGCGTTAGGTGGGACCCCTTTGGTAAGCGGGGCATCTCAAACTGGGACAATACTTGTAAGTGAGGGATGGCCAAACTCAACTGTTGTTTTAAAATCTGGTGATTTGATATCTTTTTCAAACGGCACTTATAGCGAGCTGAAGCAAGTAACTACGGACATAACAAGCAGCGCAACTGGCACAGCATCAATTACTATTGCGCCAGAAATTCACAAAAGCCCAGCGACCTTCGCGCCAATTGAAACTGCCAGCCCTGTTGGTACATTTATGCTTGCTTCTCCTGTGATC